TCAAATAAATTAATTAACTTTGCGATTGTATGAGTATATTCGATTTTTTAAAAAAGAGTAACGAGGATTTTAAGACTAAATCCGCTGTTACTGATGGGAACAATGTCTTGTATAGGGCGTTGTATAATATGCTTAGCAACGGAGTAAAAGACCTTTATTCAGATGAGTACGAAACATTTATCAATAAGGGTTACGCTTTCAACCCTCATGCTTATACTGTCATTAACTTTATTGCTAGGAGTATTAGTCAAGTACCTTTTAAGGTTTACGAAATTACAAATGAGAAAGATTTATCAAAGTATATACAGAGCAAGTCTAAGAACGACCATGCAGGCGTTAACTTATATCGGGAAAAAGCATTAAGAGAGGTTACTAAGGGAGGCTTGGTAGATCTAATGAAGCAGCCTAACGAGAACCAAGGTATGGCTGAGTTTCTATTTGAGACTGTAGGCTACAAAAAGCTAACTGGAAATAGATATATTTATGGGTTAAGTCCTAGTGGAGCTAGTAAAGATTTGTTTACCAAGATCTACAATATGCCATCTCAGCTTACTGAGATTATACAAGGAACTTGGATGCAGCCTATTAAAGCTTATAAGCTTACAATAACAGAAGATTCTAGGTTGGATTTACCTTGCGAAGTTGTGTTACATCAGAAAGAATGGAATCCTACTACTGATTCTAGAGGTATAAGTCCATACGGATTATCCCCTATGCAGCCATTATTAAGACCTCTACAGCGTTCAAACGAAAGTTACGATGCTTCTATTGCTTTAATGCAAAACGGAGTCCCTGCTGGCATTTTAAGCAATAATAGCGACTTAATAATGACTCCTGAGCATCTTGACCAACTAGAAGCTGCTTACAGAAAGAAATTTGGAGGAGGTAAGAATAAGAACAAGGTATTGTTTAGTGCTTCTCAAGTATCATGGACTGATATAGGTATGAAGCCTATTGATATGCAGATACTAGAGTCTAACATGGCTGACTTGAGAGATTTCTGTAGAGCTTACAGCATTACTACTATGTTGGTATCGGACACTGAGAATAGTACGTTTAATAATGTTACTGAGGCTAAGAAATCTGTTTGGATGGAGAACTTTATTCCAGAGCTAGATCAATTAAGAGATGGATTCAATAGATGGCTAACTCCTGCTTGGTCTGAGTTTGACAATAGAAATTACTTCATAGATTACGACCTAACTAAAGTTCCTGTATTGCAAGTGGATCTAAATCTACTTAGCGATAGGTTGATGAAAGAAATGGAGCAAGGTATGTGGAGTCCTAACGAGGTTAGAGCTATGTTAGGCAAAGAGAAAGGTTCTTCTCCGCATCTTGATAAGTACGTCCTTGGAAGTAGGTTTGATTTCATATCTAGTGATGGTACTAGAGAAGAAAGACCATCTGCTGTTATTAATAGACAACAACAAAATTTAGACAACGATGATAACTAAAAATAAATCTTGTCCTTTGGAGCTTAAAGGCTTCGATGACAAGCAGGGTATCGTAGAGTTTTACTTCGCATCATTCAATACTTTGGATTCAGATGGCGATGTTATTTCTCCCGATGCTTATAAAAATACTTTGGCTCAGGTAAAAGAGAATACCCATAGAGCTAGAATAAAACATTTCAAGAACCACAACCCTGAGCAGGTTGTTGGTGTAATAAAGGAGTTCTATACGGATGACAAAGGTGTTATAGCTGTTAGCCAGTTGGCAAAGACTCAGCTAGGTAAAGACACTTTGGTTGAATACGAATCTGGAATCATTACAGAACACTCCCAAGGCTTCCAAATTATGGACGAGGAGTATGACGAAATGGAGGGTGTAAATCGTATAAAAGAGATAAAATTATGGGAGGTATCTTCACTAACTCATTGGGGTGCAAACAAAAATACACCGACAGTAGGAGTTAAAAGTGAAAAAGATATACTATCTTTGATGCAGAAAATGAATCACATCTTAACTAAGGGTAATATTTCTGACGAGAGAGGTGCTGAAATTTTAAAAGCTTATAACGAACTTGGGGAGAAAATAAAATCGTTAGACAAATCGAATGGCAATCTCGGTAACGATGAAAAAGCTATCCAAGACGTAATAAATAGATTAACTAAAACTTACAAAATTTAAAAAATGACTGAATTAGAAAAACTAGTTGAGGGTATAGAAGCTAAGCAAAGCGAGTTACTTAAAGCTATAGAAGCTAAGGCTTCAACTGAGGTTCTTGATAACCTTAAATCAGAGCTAAAAGAATTGGCTTCTGAGAATCTTGCTGAGGTTAAAGCTATGTCTTTGAAGCAAGGAGAAGAAATCGAAATGTTAAAGAAAGCTAGAGAGTCTAGAGGTGTAGAGAAAAAATCTCTTAACGAGGTTCTTAAAGATGCTTATACTGAGGGTCTAGAGAAGTTCAAAGCTCAAGGTTCTAGAGGAATGGTTGAGGTTGACATCAATACTAAAGCTATTGATGATGGAAACATCACAGGAGATATTCCACAAGCTTTTAGAGAAGCAGGAATCAACAAGACTCCTAAGCAAGCTATTACTGTTAGAGCTTTAATGTTCAATGGTACTACTGACTCTCCTGTTGTTGATTGGATTGAGAAAGTTGCTGAGACTGGTGTACCTATTACTTTAGCTGAATTAGAAACTTTCCCAGAGGAAGAATCTAGCTACCAAGTATTCAACACTCCTGTTAAGAAAATTGGTGGTATGACTAAAGTTTCTGAGGAGAAATTAGAGGACATTACTTGGATGGCTAACGAGATTAGAGCTGAATTAGTTGAGAGACATGAGATTGTTGTTGAGCAACAATTATTGAACGGAGATGGTCTTGGTAACAACATAGCAGGTTTGATACCTACTTATGCTCAAGCTTTCAATGCTCCTGCTTCTTGGTAACAACATATCAGGTTTGATACCTACTTATGCTCAAGCTTTCAATGCTCATGCTCCATTCGTAGCTAACGTTCAATCTGCAAACAGAACTGACGTTCTTAGAGTTGCTATTGTTCAGATCGCTAAAGAGCAATTCATGGCTGATTACATTATGCTTAATCCTTGCGATGTAGCTTCAATGGAATTAGAGAAATCTGACACTGGTGTTTACACTTTACCTCCATTCAGAAGTTCTGATGGTTTAGTAGTAAAAGGACTTCCTGTAATCGAGACTACTCGAATTGCTGAGGGAGATTTCTTAGTTGGAGATTTTTCTAAAGGTGGTGTATTCGTTAGACGTTCGCCTAGATTAGAGATTGGATATGATGGTACAGATTTCTCTACTGACCAGAGAACTGTTAAATTGTCTGAGAGACTTGCATTCAGAGTTAAAGGTAGAGACATAAACGCATTCGTTTATGGAGACTTTGCTTCTGCTATTGCAGCTATAGACAAACCATAAATTTGTTTACTTATAGAAAAAGGGTTTGGAGAAAGCTTCAAACCCTTTTTTTTTGTATTTTTGTTGATAGACTTACAATTATGAGGATAAAATATTTAAAGGATGCAGCAGGTATCAAAAAGGGTACTGAGAGGGAGCTAAGAGATTCATTAGCTAAACCTTTAATAGCCAAAGGTATTATAGAAGCTGTAAAAGAAGCTAAGACAGAAGCTTTAGAGACTAAGGAAGAAAAAAAGGCTACAAAGAGAAAAACTAAATCCAAGAAATAATGTTTTTAGACCCATCTGACTTTGTTGGAAAATATAAGATAGCTAAGGATTGTTATAGCAAGCCTGAGTTACAAATGTACATAGATAAGTACGAGAAGATATACCTGCAAGACCTTATGGGATGTGAACTTTATGATGCTTTTATAGCGGACTTAAACGATGCAGACTCTCCTAGACCTCAATCAAATAGATTTAGAGTTATATTCGACAGCTTATGCGAGGAAGATGCTTGCGGTGTTATATACCGAAGTGATGGCATATTGGAAATGCTTAAAGGCTATGTTTACTACCAATACGTAATAGACCAAAGCTACAAGAATACAATAGTAGGTACTGTTGTTAATGAGACTGCTTTTTCTAGGGAAGTAGCTGTATCTAAGTCATCCATAGAGTCAAGATATAATCTGTCTACAGATACTTACATATCTATACAATTATTCATAATGGAAAACAAGGACTTATATCCAGAGTTCAAAGGCTCTGAGAAACGTAAGTCTTTCTTCGGAGGATTGTTCTAATGGGAGTTCAAAGACCAAAATTAATAACACTGATAGATAATCAGCCTATTGCAGATTTTTGCTCTGAGCAAGAGTTGTGTTTTAATTACGAGTGGAACTTGCAATTAACAAAAAGTGGTGCAGATGGTAATCCAATAATAAACATAGAATCGAGCAATGATGGTGTTAATTGGGATTACTATAATGGATGTGCTAAGGATGTATTAATGGATGAGGATTCTTTGTCATTCAAAGATGATATGTTACCATCTAAATATTTTAGAGTTTGCGTTGAAGCTAATGGGACAACTACAGGCAACATAAATGCTGTAATATTTTTGAAAGGTAACTAATGGGCAGGTCTATAGATTTAAGAAAGGTTATAAGTGCTGATGAGCTGTTAAAAGTTCTTCAAGCTGGTAACAATATATCTATAAACAAAATAGACGATTGTACGGTAGAAATTAGTTCTACTGGTGGTGGTACTTCTAATGGTACTAAGTATCATTTAAAAAATGGGGATAATATAACGGTGCAAGACTGCTTTCAATATTATTTATATTGTAATTTTATACTAGATAGTGGATCTAGTTTTACTATTGATAGTGGTGGACAGTTAGTAGT